AATGGTACTGTTCAAGGCGGAACCTACAAGGTTCTCAATGGATCCTCAAATCCAATATCCATTTTTGGTGCCGATGCAGACGGAACTTATGCACTTGGCGCTCCCGCTGGCTCCCGCGCCCTGGTGCTCGATATGGGGTCAAGCAACACCCTTTGGCGATCAGATTCAGACGTACGTGTCCAGACGCTCAACATCACGAACTTGATTTCAACAGATTACAGGGCAGGGTTTAACGTAACGCCAGAGGCCAACCCCAATCCAAATGCAACAAAGAACCTATATTTCAAAGACACATTCACTGGACTGCAAAGCGCAAGCTCAGTAGCAACCATCCGCAACAGTGCATGGACGATTGACAACAGCGTAACAAGCACAACGTCAGCGGACGTGCAGGTGTTTCACTCGACAAACACCGGCCATGGTGCGATGACAGGGCGCGGCCCGTGGACATACCGAGTTAGAAAATTTGGCTACGATGAAATTGAAGGTGCCATTGCCGAAGCCTCATACCCGCTTGGCACCGCGGGAACAGCTTTCAATGTGGTGTTTGGTGGATTCACCAGGCAGACTGCCCGCTCCTCGCTTGGTGGTGTTTCCGAAGCTACAGCGTTGGCTATCGCTGGCGTCACCGTCACTGACCACGGGGCAAGCCCGGTCACGTGGCAGTCAAAACAGTGGTCAATCACCGTCACGGTTGACACATCGACATACCCAGGCGTCACCGCACAGGATGTTTTCAGACACCTCAAGGCCGGTATCGCCCAACTGTCCACCTGGAACGGAAAGACCGGAGTTCTGTGGCATGTGCTCGCGGGGGAATCCGGCAGTTCATACGTTACACAGTGTGGTTCTAGTGGTGGCGCAGGTGCCTCGATCAAAGGGGTCCGCGTTATCAACTCTGCGGGCAATGCCTTCAATGGCTTCTCCACGATGACGGCGGATGACGGAACCACGTATTCACCCCCCGCATTGGTCTACCAAAGCGTTACTGTTTCCGCCCTGGTGGTAGGGTCACGTATCCAGATTTACGATACTGCAAATTCCATTGAGCTGGCAAACGCTGTAGCGTCTGGCACGACCTATACCTGGACTGACCCGTCCTACGCAGCGAGTTCTCGCACAATCAGGGTTCGCATTGCCTACACCAGCGGTACAACTGCAAAGCTGTTTGTTGAAGCTCCAATTGGGGTATGCGGGGTTCTATCAGCCAATGCATCCGTCAGCTACCTAGCCAGCCAGACGGCGGACACGGTTTACAACGCCAATGCGGTGGATGGCAGCACGGTAACTGGCATCACCATCGTGGACGCCGTGGACCGCATGCAGATCAGCATCGCGGGGGGCTCGGTGAGCTGGGCGCAGATCTATGCCTACAACGCCTACTGGCTGACTACGGCCGGGGGTATACAGGACGATGGCTCGATCATCACCGCCAGGGATCAGGCAAACTACACCGTGACGCTGTTCAAGATCAAGAACACCAGCGCGACGCCGCTCAAGATCACCGGAGGCTATGGTGTTGACTCCATTACTGGGTTAGTAGCCGACATCCTGGACACCACGGGCGGGTCTATATTCCCGGTAGTGGATCACGTTGTCAGCAGTGTGGTGACCGTCGGCGGGTCCAACGTGATAACAGGGGACATTTCCGCCGTGTTGGCGGCCATCCCGAGCGCATCCACCAATGCCAGCGCGGTGCTGTCCGCCGCTGCAACAACCCCCATCTATGCGGATACCCGCAAGATGAACGGCGCCGCCGTGCTGGGCGACGGAACCAACGGGAACAAGTGGCGTGGATGAAGGCGCTTTCAGCACCAACGCATTCAGCACGGACGCCTGGGCGTTCTTTGGCGCGGTCGTCGCTGCAGTTATCGATATCCTCACCCACTTCCGCCGACGCAACCGGCGTTGAGGTGTCCGTGCGGTAAACACCTCTCATACACTGAGCACCACAGGAGTACTAACCCATGGCCTCAGACGTTCAAATTTGCAATATGGCTCTGAGCCACGTCGGCTCTGATGCGCGCGTGGCGAGTATCAGCCCGCCCGACGGTAGCGTAGAGGCCGGACACTGTGCTACGTTCTTTGCCCAGTGCAGGCTTGAACTGCTGGAGCTAGGCAACTGGAATTTTTCACTAGCCCGGGCCGCCTTGGCCCCGGTCACCAACTTGAGTACAGTATGGACCTACGCCTATGCGCTGCCTGCAGCCTACTTGAGGGCTCTGCGGGTGCTGACCAAGGGTGCCGGACTAACAGTGTTCAACTTGGCCACCGCAAGATATACCACTGACGAGGGGGAGTCCGCACCCTACGAAATAGAGGGCGGGGTAATCTACACCCACGAACCTAACGCTGTGCTTGTCTACGTTACCGATGTGGTTGACACCGCCAAATTCACGGCCAGCTTTACCTTGACCTTCAGCTACTTGTTGGCGAGCTACATTGCGGGGCCAATTGTCCGGGGCAACGAGGGCGCAAAACTTGAGGATTCCATGCGCCAGCGCGCCGGTTCCCTGGCCGCCTCGTCTGCCACAGCAGCGGCCAACGCCAGCAGCTCCAAACACGAATTTGTGGCCTCGCAGCTACGTGCCAGAGCATGAGTGGCAAGACACTACTGCGCAGCTTTGCGGGCGGCGAAATAACCCCTGAGTTGGCTGGCCGCATTGACCTTGTAGCCTTTCAGACAGGGCTATCATTGTGTCGTAATTTTACAACACTCCCCCATGGGCCAGCGGCTCGGCGCCCGGGGTTTGAGTTTGTCAACGAATGCAAGGATAGTACGCGCGCCGTTCGGATTATCCCGTTCAGCTTCAGTAGCACCCAGACCGTCGTGCTCGAATTCGGCCACCAATACGTTCGCTTTCACATCAATGGCGGCACATTACTGGAGAACACAGTAACTATAAGTTACATAGTTGGAAACACAGTAAACACAATAGCCGCGCACGGGTATGCTACTGGGGATTGGGTATATGTCGGCAACCGATACCACAAGGTCACCGTGGTTAACTCGGACACGTTCACCACTACCGACCTTTTCAACGCCACATCAAACGCCACAGGAACTACGGCGGCGCGGGTCTACACCCTGGCGTCTGGCTACCCTGATACCGCGCTGTTTGACCTGCACTTCACGCAAAGCGCCGATGTGATCACGATCACCCACCCTAGCTACCCAACGCGGGAGCTGGCACGTCTGGGGGCGACAAATTGGACCTTTACCGACGTGTCGTTCGCCGCACCAAGCGTAGTGCCAACTGGCGTGACGGCCACCGCTACAGTAGCCGTGGCCGCCAACCTGACAACCCAAAAGTACTGCGTGACGGCGGTACAACCGGACGGGGTAACAGAGTCCCTTGCAAGCACCCAGGCTACCGCGTCAAACAACCTGTCGTTGGCGGGAAACTACAACACAATAACCTGGTCCGCTGTATCTGGGGTGACCCGTTACAACGTCTACAAGTTGCGCGGCGGGGTTTACGGCTACATTGGCCGGGCGGTGTCTCCGACACTTTCCATTGTGGACGACAACGTGCTCGCGGATACAAGCCGTTCACCCCCGGAAAATATCATCGGGTTGAATAGCGGCGCGGGGGATTACCCCGGCGCGGTGGCCTACCACGAGCAACGTCGATGGCTCGCCGGAACCAACCTGAAACCCCAAGTTGTATGGGCGACGAGAACCGGAACAGAATCCAACCTGACCAGTTCTATCCCCTCGCAAGACGCCGACGGTATGGAGTTTCGCGCAGCAAACAGCCAGTACAACCAGATTCGGCACCTCATACCCCTTGGCGATTTGATGGCGCTGACCGCTGGCGGTGAGTTCCGCATTTACGCCGAGGGCGCCCCCGCCATAACCCCCACCTCAGTGACGATAAAGGGGCAAGGCGGTATGGGTGCAAGCAACGTACAGCCCGTCGTTACTGCAGGATCTATCCTCTACGTGCAAGCGCAGGGCTCACGGGTTCGGGAACTGGGCTATGGAGGTGAGGCAGCCAACTATGGCTATCGGTCTATTGATGTGTCGATGATGGCTCCCCACCGGTTCAATGGGTACACACTCAAGCAGTTAGCTTTTGTTCGCGCACCAGACCCGACACTGTGGGCAGTGCGCGATGATGGGGTACTGCTGGGCCTGACGTATTTACCTGATCAAAAGGTATATGGGTGGCACGCGCACGATACTGACGGCGCGTTCGAGAGCGTAGCTGTGGTGGCCGAGGGTAACGAGGACGTGCTGTACGCCGTCATTCTGCGCACGGTAAACGGGCGATCAGTTCGGTATGTTGAGCGCTTACACACCCGCGTATTTGTGAACGCCGCCGACGCCTTCTATGTCGATAGTGGGCTGACGTACAGCGGCACCCCAGTCAACTCAGTGTATGGACTGTGGCACCTGGAGGGAAAGACGGTGCAAATCCTGGCGGATGGCGCGGTGGAGTCAACCAAGGTTGTCACAAACGGCGCGGTCACCATTGGCACCCCAGCCAGCAAAATCCATATGGGCCTGCCCTACGTGTCAGACCTACGCACATTGCCCCTATCTATTGAGAGCCAAATGGCAGCGGGCCAAGGAACAGCCAAAAACATTACAAAGATTCACGTTCGGGTGAGTCAGTCGTCCCTGGTCAAGGCGGGGCCAGATTTTGCCCGCCTGCGCGCGTACCCCGCCCGCGCGGTGTCGGACCCCTACGGCTCGCCGCCTGCGCTGCGTGACGGCGAGCTGACCCTTGGCATTGACCCCCAGTGGAGCCAAGATGGCGCAGTGTGCGCGCGCCAAGACGAACCGTTACCTCTTACCGTGCTGTCGATGGTCCTTGAGTTTCAGACCGGTGGCTGACATCCAAATACACAACACGCAGCCCGGCGATGTCGAGTTGCTTGTCACCAACATCCGCGCCGCCGACGCCGCCGAGATTGAGGCATGCGGGCAGGAACCCCTATCTGGGCTGCGCCACAGTGTGGCACGGTCATTGCTTTGCTGGTCGGCCTTTGCGGATGGCAAGCTGGCTTGCATCCTTGGGTGCGCCCCAGTGTCTATGCTTGAGGGCATCGGCTCCCCCTGGATGATCGGCACCCCCGTACTGGACGCGCACAGCCGTGTCCTTGTACGCCTGACGCCCGCTTACATTGTGCAGATGCAAACGGCCTTCCCGCACCTCGTCAACCACGTTCATGCAGCGAATGCCACCAGCGTTCGCTGGCTTAAGCGCATCGGGTTCACACTTGACGCAGCCGAGCCATTTGGTCCCAAGGGAGAAGCATTCCACCGTTTTGAAATGAGAGCCTGACCATGTGTGTACCCGTCGCCGCCGTAGGCCTGACCACAGGACTCCAAACATTTATGGCGGGTACCGCCATCGCCAGCACAGCACTGTCGGCTGTCAGCGCTATCAACCAGTCAAATCAGGCGCAGGCTACGGCCAACGCAAACGCCAAGACCGCCGAGCTGAAGGCGCAGGAGGCCGAGCGACTAGGCGAACAAAAAGCGGTTGATGTGCAGCGCAGAGGCGCCGCGCTCAAGAGCACCCAGCAGGTGACGCAGGCGGCCAACGGCCTGGACATCGGCTACGGCACCGCCGCCGACTTGCAGGACCAAACTGATTTTTTCACACAGAGCGACGTGGCCACCACCCGCACCAACGCGCGCAAAGACGCCTACGGTTACCGGGCGCAAGGGGCCAACTACCAAGCGCAGGCCAACTCTGAAAACCCCCTGATGGCGGGCACCACTTCGCTACTGACAGGGGCCAGTCAGGTGGCTTCTCGCTGGTACAAAAACTAAGGGGCGGGTATGCCACAGGTTCCGATTTACAACGGCCCCCAAGTCCAAGAGCAAGTAACGCCCGGGGGTTACCAGTCTGAGGTGGATGTCACCAAGACGACTCGCGCCCTCGCAACGGGGTTTAACACCGCTGCGGACGTTGCCGAGCGCGGCGTTCAGCGCGAAGCTGAAACGCAGGCCAACACCGCTGACCTTGAAATATCGTCAGGCTGGCTGAAGTGGGATTCGGAAAACCGCAAGAACTACCAAGGCGAGAAGGCAGGCGAGTACACCGCAGCCGCAGAGAAGTGGTGGCAGGACACCGCCACCACCTACGCGGGCAAGCTCGACCCCTTCAGTAAGCGCCTGGTAACGCAGACCCTACAGCGCAGGCAGGCGGCGTCCCTTGGCAACGTCACCCAGTTCGTTGAGGCGGAAAAAGAAAAGCACGCCGACCAGACCGCAGCGGCCAACGTCGATACCACCATCCAGTTCGGTGTCACCAGTGGCGACTTGGCTGGTGCTGCTGAACGTGTGCGCGAACTGTCGGCGCAGACCGGCGCGCGCAAGGGCTGGACAACTGAGCAGGTGCAGGCTGAAACGCTTAAGAACTTGTCTCAAATGCACATCACGCAGATTGCAAAGCTGACAGAACAGCCAGGTGGTGCTGAGGCTGCGGACAAATACTACCAAGCCAACAAGGCTGAGATCGGCTTCGCCCAGCAACCCAAGGTCGAACAGGTTATCAAGGCTGAGGTTGACAACCAGTTTGCCACACAGACGGCGGCCCGTGTTGCCACAATGCCCCTGAGCGATCAGCTGGCCGAGGCCGCCAAAATTTCAGATCCTGCGCGCCGTGAGAAAACCATCACGCAAATCCGCAGCAACCACGCCCTGGTGCGTGAGGCCCAGGTTGAACAAGAAAAGAAGTTTTCAGATGCAGCATGGCAGCTTGTCGGACAAGGCAAGCGCGTACCCGAGGCCATCCTGGCCAGCATGGACGGAAAAGAACGCGTGCAGCTGCAGGACCACCTTCGCGCAGTTGCCGAGCGCGGTCCCGTTCAGCCGAAGACGGACCCGAAGGACCACGCCCGCCTGATAGACATGATGCTCAACGACCCCGAGGCGTTTAAGAAAGAGCGCCTAGCTGCGGCCAAACTGTCGTCAACAGACCTCGAACAAATGGCCGCCAAGCAGCAGGCGCTGCGTTCGGGCGGTGACAAACAGGACACCATGCTGACGGACGACCAGCGGGTCAACGGGGCCTTGGTAGGCGCGGGCATCGACGCCAAGAAGCAGCCCGAAGCGGCCTACCAAGTGCGCTTGGAAGTAGACCGCCGCGTGCGCGCAGAGTCGTCAGCCAAGGGGGGCAAGCAGCTCACTGGCGACGAGAAGCAGCGGGTCGTTGACTCGGTATTGCTTGACAAGGTGTTCGTGAACGAGTGGGGCACAGACCCCCAGAAACCTCTGACGCTGCTCAAACCTGAAGAACTTAACAAGGCGTATGTTACCGTCGGGGGCAAGGATGTGTCCCTGTCCACCGTGCCCATGACGGACCGTGCGGAGATAATCAGGGCTCGCCGTTCGCGGGGGCTGCCCGTTTCTGAACAAGCCATCGTTGAAACTTATCTCAAAGCGCAGAGTGTCAAGTCTGAAGGAAACTGGTAATGAGCAAATACGACGAGATTCTGGACGCAGAAAAGGGCTCCGTGCCCAAGCCTTCAGATAAAACGCAATACGATAGCGTGCTCGACGACGAGGTGCAGCAGAACCAAGCGCGCACCCGCACCGTTTATGAAAAGGCGCTGACAGTCAACCCAGACCAAGCAGCACAAGCCAAGAAACTGGCGGGCACCACCGGCCTTGCCCCGGACATTGTGGCCCGCAACCTTGACGAAGCGAAGCGCAAGGAACAGGCCCGCGCGCTTGACCTGATCCAGATGGCTCAGGATTCACCTGTGCTGGCCCGCCAGCTCATGGACCCAACGTTCACCAACCAGGCGCATGACGACCTGAGCACACTGGGCTCCATTGAGCAATTCATCCGTGACACCGGGAGCTCGGTAAAGGCTGGGGTCTACAACGCCAACAAGGGCGCAGCCGGGGTATTCCAAGCGGGCTTTGAGTTCGCCGCGCCAGCGCTGGACGCCCTGGAGAATGTAGCCCCCGGGGGCAACCCCCTGCGGCGCATTGCCGAGGGCTTCGCGCTAAGCGGGCAAGGCGCCGATGCACTGGCCAAGGCAGCTACCCCTCAAACCAACGGCGCGCTGTCCGGTGGCTTCCAGTCGGGCATCCAGTCATTGACGCAAAACACCCTCATGCTGCCTATGGCCTTCTTGCCGGGCGGGCAAGGCGCCGCGCTCACCGGCATGGTGTCCCTGACCGGTGGCCAGTCGTACCAAGACGCTCGCGCCAAGGGGTTATCTATGTCGCAGGCGTTGCCCTTTGCGGCGTCACAAGCGGCCATCGAGTACGCCACTGAAAAGCTTCCGTTGGAGTCCCTGGTTGGCGGCATCAAGGCTGGCGCCCCGTTCTTGCAAACTCTGGCCAAGCAAATGGCCTTGGAGATCCCCGGCGAACAGATCGCCACGGCGTTGCAAGACATGAATGAGTGGGCGGTGCTGAATCCTGGCAAGCCATTCAAGGACTACCTAGCAGAGCGGCCCAACGCCGCCCTGCAAACCCTCATTGCTACGGTGGTCGGCACCGGTGGCAACGTCGTTATCGCCAACGGCGTGCAGGCTGCCACCAACCGCCTGATGGGCGACGCCTACGACGCAGGGCAGGCCGAGCACGGCGCCAGCTACCTACAGCAACAGCTCGCCCTTGCGGGTCAGGCGCTGCTACGCGAGCGCAACCCCGGCGAGTTCCGTGCCTTGGTTCAGAAAATGTCCGAAGAGTCGGACGGTGCACCCAAAGAACTGTTTGTTGACGCCGAGGTGCTGAACCAGCTTGCTCCTGAAGTGCTAGCAGCATTGCCTGAATCGGTAAGGGCTGCGCTGCCTGATGCCTTGTGGGCCAATGACTCCGTGGCTATCCCGGTGGCCGACGTGCTCACCGTGGCACCTGGCACCGAGCTTGAACAAATGCTTGTTGAGAATGCCCGCATCGGTGATCCGCGCGCCATGAGCCAGAAAGAAGCCAAGGACGCAGGCGCCAAGGCGCAGGAATACCTCGCCCAAGAATCAGCGCGCGTCATCCAGCAGGCCCAGGACCAGGCAGCTACGCAGGCGTCCAGCGACGCCGTGCGTCAGAGCGTGCTTGACCAACTCAACGGTATTGGCCGGTTCCGCAAAGAAGTCAACGAAGGCTATGCCACCTGGACTGCGGCGTTCTACACCACGATGGCCGGGCGCATGGGTATGACGCCCGAGGCGATGGCTGCGCAGTACCCGCTCAGGATTGTTGGGCAGGGGCAGGGAGAACTGGAGCAACGTGCACCCAGGGCCTGGTATCACGGCACGACCTCGAATGTGGACAAGTTCAACCGCACCGAAGGCGGCAACATGTGGGGGCCGGGCTACTACCTGACCGACAACCCCGACACCGCCAGCGGATACGCCACCGGCACGGCGGGCAACCGCATAGCCCCCGAGGGCAACGCTGGTCCGAACGTCATGCCCGTGCGCGTGGCCAACGGAACCCTGTTTGATATGTCCGCAACGCTTGATGCAAAAACGTTCAAGAAAGTGGAGAAGGCGTTAGGTAAAAAGCTCAAAGATTACACCTGGCCGGACATGAAAAACCGAGACCTGCGCCAAGTGCTGTTTACTCAGTTCACAGACCAAGCCGGGGCCAACGCGGTACTACAGAAAGCGGGGTTCAAGGGGCTTGTTGAAGAAAGCCCAACCGCAGGCCCAGGCAAGACCCTGATGGTGTTTGACCCCAAGGACATCAGCAGCAACATCACCGGTCAAACCCTCGCCCAATCCCCCACCGCCCAGACCGACACGCCCGCGTTCAAGACCTGGTTTGGCGACAGCAAGGTGGTGGACGCCAAGGGCAAGCCGCTGGTTGTTTATCACGGTAGCCCCGACGCACGGTTCGCGAACGAAGACGGTATTTTCGCCACGCTCAAAGACCGGATGTTAAAGTACGGCAACACCCCGGAGTCAAAGCGCGACGCGGCACAGGGGCGCGCTTTCTTTTTTACCTCGTCCAAAGCGGTGGCCAACTCCTACGCGGACGACAGTCGAGCGTTCGACTACCAGAACGCCGAGGCAGGTGTTATCCCAACTTACGTGTCGATTACAAACCCGCTCGGGTTTGATGCGCAGGGAGCGCACTGGCGCGAGGCGCAGAAAAACCTCAGCAAAGACGACTTTATCAAGCGCGCCAAAAAAGAAGGTCACGACGGAGTAATTATCCGCAACGTGCGCGACAGCTACGCCAGCCTGAAGGGGGGCAAAGATCCGTTGTCCGACGTGGTGGTGGCTTTCACATCGAACCAGATCAAATCCGCTACCAGCAACAACGGCGAGTTCAACCCGAACGACCCGAGCATCCTGAAGCAAGGCGGTGCGCGCGGCACATTCAACCCGGCCAATCTAGAGCTGGCGCTGAACGACACCGCCGACCTCTCCACGTTCCTGCACGAAACCGGCCACTTCTTTCTGGAAGTGATGGACGACCTGGCCAGCCAGCCCAACGCGCCCGCTGACATCACAAGCGATATGAACGTGCTGCTGAAGTGGTTTGGCATCAGGGGCGGCAACACCTACCAAGGGTTGACCGAGGACGAGTACATCGCCCACATAAACCCAGACGGCAAGACACGCGAGTTCACGGAAGCGATGCCCGCGACAACCTTTGCCGAGCTAGCACCAACAGGCCCTGCTTATGAGCCCGTCGGCGATGTGACTCTAGCCCCCGGCGAAGGGGGCGCCGTACTGGCAATCGTTGGTGGCAAAGTTGTCGGCTACATGGCGCCCGAAGCTGGCACCACAGGGCTATTCGTTGCAGACGAATTCCGGGGCAAAGGCATCGGAGAAGCCCTCTCAACCTTCTACCGCACACGCAACCCCCTGGCACCGTCGGGCGGGTTCTCCGCCAGTGGGGAAGCTGTTGCGCGCAAAGTCTTCCGCAAACTGGCCGCACAGGAAAGCGGACCGGTTGCGACGTGGAACGCCATGACCCTCGAACAAAAGCGCCCCTACCATGAGCGCTTTGCCGAGAGCATGGAGCAATACCTGATGGAGGGCAAAGCCCCCAGCGTTGAGCTGCAACCGCTGTTCCGCAAGTTCCGTGCCTGGCTGCTGAACGTCTACAAGTCGCTGAAGGGGTTTATCGCTTCGCGCGGGGCGGTGACTTCGGGCGGGGAGAGCTTGGCGCAGGCTGCAGCATCAGGCTACGAGGGCAAAGACGCCGGGGAGGCTGCCGAGTGGACGGCTGCCGTAGCCAAGGGTCTGGACATGTCCGCCGAGGCGCGCATGGTGTTTGACCCCGACAACGCCACAAGCGGCAACCTGCTGGCCCAAGGCGACCAGCCCACAGGCCCCAACATCCAGCTCTCGCCCGAAGTGCGCCAGGTGTTCGACCGCATGCTGGCCAGCGAAGAACAAATTGCGCAGGCCAACGAGGTGGCCGGGCTGCTGCCTGACGAAGACGCAGACTACGCCGCTGTTGAAAAGCTGACAGCCCGGTCCTTGCGCGATCTCAAGTGGACGGTGAACGCCCGGGCCAAGGAGATCAAGAAGCTACAGACACAGGCCAAGACTTTGCGCAAAGAAGTTGAGGCCGAGGTGCGCGCTGAGGTGGACGCCATGCCCGCGTTTCAGGCGCGGGACATGCTGGACAAAACGCGCAGAGAAAACAAGACCCAGCTCAATGACACCGAGCTGGCCATTGTTGCCGACACTTTCCAGTACCCCACGGTAGAGGACATGCTGCGCGACATAGACGCCGCTGGGCGCAAGGTTGACATGATCGAAGGTATGACCGACCAGCGCATGCTTGAGCGCCACGGCGATCTGATCGACCAGCGCGCCATCGAGGCCGCCGCCAACGAGGCGGTGCACAACGAGGCCCGTGCCCGGTCCCTGGCCACCGAGCTGAAGTCACAGGGTGAAATGCTGAACGCACGCACTGACACCGGTCAGACCAACGCCAACGGCAGCAAGATCACCGTCAGCGCCTTGGCCGAGGCCGCCAAGCAGTTCGGCGCCAACGTGGTCAGCAAGACGCCACTCAAAGACCTGAAGGCAAAAGCCTGGCAACACACCGCCGCAGAGCGCCGCGCTGGCAAGCGCTGGCAAGAGGCCACCGCCGCTGGCAAGACCCAGGAGGCGGTCAAGGCCAAGCAAGACCAAATGCTGAACAACGCCGCCGCCAAGGCCGCAGTTGATGCGCAGGCGGAAATGCGCAAGATGCTGGAGTTCTTCAAGCGCGTGATCAAGGACGGCAACGAGAAGACCATCGAAAAGGGGCGCGACCCGGATGTGGTCAACGCCGCCCGCGCTGTGCTGGGCGCCTACGGTATCGCCCCCAAGGGCGCGAAGTCCGCCAACGATTACATGGCCCTGGTCGAGAAGAACGACCCTGCGATGTTCGCCGCGCTGCAACCCAGCGTGCAGGGCGCCCTGGACATGGCTCAGCCCCTGGACGCGCTGACGATGGACCAGCTGCGCGGCCTGCATGAAGAGATTCAGGGCATGTGGTATCTGGCTAAGCGCAGCCGTCAAATGGAAGTCGATGGTGACATGATGGACATGGACGACGCTGAGAGCCAACTGCAAGACCGCATGCAAGTTCTGGGCGTGCCAGACACTATGCCGGGCGATTCGGGCGCGGTGACTACCCGCGAAGAGTTTGCACGCAAGCTGCAGCACGCCGCCTCTTTGCTGCGCCGCACTGAGCAATGGGCACAGGGCATGGGCAACGAGTTCACCAAACTGGTGTTTCAGCCGGTAAAAGACGCCGCTGACCGCTACCGCGCTGACCGTGTGGCGTACCGCAAGAAGTACCAAGCCCTGGTTGACGCCGTCGCCCCCGCCCTACTGAAGGGCGAGATAAAGGCGCCCGAGCTGGGCTACACCTTCGGCAAGGGCCACAACGGCATCGGCCATGCTGAACTATTGCATGCCATCTTGCACACCGGCAACGAGAGCAACAAGCGCAAACTGTTGCTTGGACGCAACTGGACAACCCAGAATGAGGACGGCACGCTCGACACCACCAAGTGGGACGCCTTCATCAAGCGTGCACATGACACTGGCATCCTGAACAAAGCGCACTACGACTTTGCCCAGGGGGTGTGGGACTTGCTGGAAGAAACCAAACCCCTAGCCCAGAAAACACACCGCGATGTATTTGGCCGGTACTTTGCCGAGGTTACCGCTGACAGCTTCGAGACACCCTTCGGAACCTACAAAGGCGGCTACGTGCCAGCACAAGCAGACCCACGCATTGTGGCCGACGCTGATTTGCGCAAGCTGGCCGAGCTGGAAAATGAGAATATGTCGTTCTCTTTCCCTGGCACGAACAAAGGATTCACCAAGTCGCGGGTTGAATACAATCGGCCTTTGATGCTGGACCTGCGCACCATCGGCCAGCACATCGATAAGGTGTTGCTGTTTAGCCACATGGAGCCCGCTGTTCGTGATGTCAATAAGCTGCTGTCACGCAAGGGCGTGAGTTACAGCCTGTCCCGCATTGATCCGACGATCTACGCTGGTATGCTCACCCCCTGGCTGAACCGCAGCGCACGCCAGATCGTGGAGACTCCGATTGTGGGTGACGGCGGTATCTCCCGCGTGCTAAGTGCTGCGCGTTCCCGCGCTGGTATGAGCCTAATGTTTGCCAACGTCAGCAACACCATCCAGCAGATCACCGGCTTCAGCACCGCAGCGCTCATGGTGAAACCAACGAACATGATGGCTGCCACCGCGCAGTTCATCACCAGCCCGAAGAAAATGGCGAAGGCCGTTAGCGGCGCCAGTTCCTTCATGGCCGACCGCATGGACAATGAGGTCAGTGCCATCAACGAAGCGATGAACAAGATTTTGCTGGATCCGAACTTGTACGAGCGCGCACAAGCCTGGACGCAGAAACATGCCTACTTCATGCAGACAGCCATGGCCAACACCATGGAGCCCATCATTTGGACGGCTGCCTATAACGAGGCCCTGCAGGACAAGCAGAGCGAACGTGACGCCATACGCCATGCCGACAGTGTGATCCGCACCACCCAAGGCTCAACGCTACCAGAGGACGTGAGCCGTATCGAGACAGGCCCGGCCTACGCCCGGGTGTTCACGCAGTTCATTGGCTATTTCAACATGATGGCTAACACCAACGCCACAGCATTGAAGCAACTCGCCCAGGAGGAAGGACTTCGCAAGGGCGCGGGCAAGGCCCTTGGCATTGTGACCGTGGGAATGCTGATTCCTATATGGGCGGCTGAGGCTATCGCCGTGGCGATGCGCGGTGGCCCAGACGACCCTGACAAGGATGGCTACCTTGATGACTGGCTGGCCGCCGTGTTTGGAATGGGCACGATCAAGGGCGCGTTTGCCATGGTGCCGTTTGTTGGTCAGCTGGCCACCGCCAGTATGAACCGATTCAATGGCAATCCAGCTGATGACAAGATGAGTTTGAGCCCCGCAGTCGGTATCCTTGAAGCTGCAGCCGGGGTGCCGATGGACGTGTACAAAGCGATCACCGACCCCGACAAGTTGAACCGGCGCAACGCTGTACGTGACGTTGCCAGCGCTGTCAGTATTGCCACAGGTTTCCCCGCGAGCGCCCTGGCCCGACCTGTTGGATACCTGGCGGGTGTGGCTGACAACAAAATACACCCGACCGGAGCGGTTGACGCCGTACGGGGAACGGTGACGGGAACCCCCAGCCCGGGGAGTAAGTAGCGTGTCCGTGTAGGCGTCCGGCACGCCTACCATTCGGGGCAACTTGGAGTTACCCCGATGACCCTACCCGCGACACCGCGACTCGCTGGCCCCTTCACAGGTAACGGGGTCGCCACCTCCTTCCCCTTCACTTTCAAAGTGTTTGCTGACACCGATTTACGTGTCATCAAAACCAGCGTTACGGGCGTTGAGTCAACGCTTGCGCTGTTCGCCGATTACACCGTCGGTTTGAACGCTGACCAGAGCGCATCTCCCGGCGGGGCGGTGAGCTACCCCTCTCTCGCAACTGGCGAGTTGCTTGTTATCGTCGGCAACGTGGCCTACAACCAGCCCCTTGACCTGCCCGCCGTCGGCAACTTCAACCCTACCGCGATTGAGGACGCGCTGGACCGACTGGTCATGCAGATCCAGCAGCTCAAGGAGATCACCGACCGGGCTGCATTGGTTCCTGTAGGCAGTTCGGCGGCATCCGCTGACCTCGTTTCGGCCATCCTTGCGCTGAGCGAGCTGAGCGACACGCTCACGGTCATTGCGTCTTACGCTGCGTCCTCCACCGGCAACGTCACCCAGTTCAGCGGCAACGGTTCACAAACGGTGTTCACGCTTCCTGGCGACCCGTTGGGCAAGAACAACACCCAG